GATCCGGACAGCATCTTCGAAAAGATGCGCCTGTTGATCAGCGGTCTGCCGAAGGAGTTCATGCCTGCCGGATTCAGCGCCAAAGACCACATGAGCTATATGCGCATTGTCAATCCCGACAACGGCTCAACGATCACCGGCGAGGCCGGAGACAACATCGGTCGTGGTGGTCGTAAGTTGATTTACTTCAAGGACGAGAGCGCCCACTATGAGCGGCCAGAAAAGATCGAGGCGGCACTTGCCGACAACACTCGGGTTCAGATCGACATATCCTCGGTCAATGGTCTTGGTAACGTGTTCCATCGTCGTCGCGAGGCTGGTCATGAATGGATTGGCGGCGCTGCTGAGGAAGGCAAAACGAACGTATTCGTCATGGACTGGTCTGACCACCCTGACAAAGACCAGAAGTGGTACGAGACCAGAAGAGCAAAGGCGGTAGCAGACGGCTTGTTGCACGTGTTCGCTCAGGAGGTCGAGCGGGACTACGCTGCTGCGGTCGAGAATGTGATCATCCCATCCGAATGGGTCCGTTCGGCGATCGATGCGCACATCAAGCTCGGGTTCGATGTTGAGGGTCGTCTGTTTGGTGGCCTTGACGTTGCGGACGAGGGCGGCGACCGGAATGCGGTGGCGATACGCAAGGGTCCGGCCTTGCTTGAGACGAAAGACTGGGCCGACGGAGATACGGGGCAAACAACCCGACGCGCGATCCAGCTCTGCAGAGACCATGGGGCAGTAGAGCTACAGTACGACAGCGTAGGCGTTGGTGCTGGGGTGAAGGCGGAATCAAACCGTCTCGAGGCAGAGGGTCTCATGCCGAAGGGCACACGCTTGATTGCGTGGTCGGCAGGGGCCAAGGTCTTGAACCCAGACAAGCACGTCGTTCCTGGGGATAAGGACACTCCTTTGAACAAGGACTTCTACGCGAATCTTAAGGCGCAAGGATGGTGGCAGCTTCGGTTGCGATTTGAGCGGACGCACAGAGCAGTAATTGAGGGTGTCGAGTTCCCACCGGACGACCTCATAACTCTGCCATCCACTCTTCCGTCCTTGCGCCAGATTCAAAAGGAATTAGGACAGGCAACCGCCTCAACAACGACAGGCTCTATGAAGCTCGTCGTAAACAAGTCTCCAGAGGGCACGCGCTCGCCAAACCTTGCTGATTCGATCGTCATGGCCTTCTGGCCAGCCGTGAGCCAGCGCTACACCCTAGACTATTTGTGAGGACTGCATGGGTTTCGTAAACATGGTTACAGATGGACTTCGCAATGTGGTAGCCAATCTTGGCACCGCACGTGACAAGTCTGCTGGCAGCGCATACGAGTTCAGTCCGCTGACAGACCAGCAGCTTGTGGCCTCGTACCGTGGTGCTTGGTTGCCGCGCAAGCTGGTCGACATCCCTGCCCTTGACTCCACCCGCCGGTGGCGCGCTTGGAATGCGGAGAAGGAGCAGATCACAGCTCTCGAGGCGGAAGAGAAGCGGCTCAACATTCAGCGCAAGACGTTGCAGGCTCTAACAGCTGCACGCCTCTACGGCGGGGCGGCGCTGTTCATCGGCACAGGCGACGAGAACCTTGAGGAGCCGCTTCCGATCGAGCGTCTTGGCCTTGGCGACCTGAAATACCTGACAGTGTTGACAAAGAACGATCTCAATGCTGACCAGCTGAACAACGACCCAACGACCGAGTGGTTCAACCGGCCAGAGCGGTATCAACTATCCTCATCTCGCGCTCGCATGACTTGGATCCACGCCTCGCGGCTGGTCCTGTTCAATGGCGCAGAGCCTCCTGAAGACGAGATGGACACCACGCGCGGCTGGGGCGACAGCGTTCTGCAGTCGATCATGCAAGCGGTTCTTCAGGCCGACTCAACCTCGTCCAACATCGCCTCTCTGGTGTTCGAGGCCAAGGTCGATGTCATCAAAATTCCTGGGCTGATGGAAGGGTTGCGCGACTCCGCCTATGAGCGCCGACTGCTTGAACGCTTCACGCTCGCGGCAACCGGCAAGGGTATCAATGGCGCGCTGATCCTTGACGCCGACGAAGAATATTCGCAGAAATCGGCCAGCTTCGCAACGTTGCCAGACATCATGGACCGCTTCTACCAGAACGTCTCTGGCGCTGCGGACATCCCCATGACGCGCCTGTTCGGTCGCGCTCCGGCTGGGATGAATTCTACCGGCGAGAGCGATCTGCGCAACTATTACGATCGCATCCAGTCGCACCAACACCTTTCGATCACGCCGGTTATGAACCGGCTGGACGAGGCGCTAATTCGCTCCGCCCTTGGCGCGCGTCCGCCGGAGGTCACCTACGACTGGCGCAGCCTTTGGCAGACGACCGACAAAGAGCGTGCAGAGATCGGCAAGATCACTGCAGAGACGATCAAGACCTTGAAAGAGGCCGAGGTCATGCCGATGGAGACGCTCGGGTCTGCAGCAATCAATGCCATGATCGAGGGCGGACACCTTTCCGGCCTTGAGTCGGCAGTCGAGGAGTTCGGCTCAGACATAATGAATGACGTTCCCAATGACCTAACAGCGGTTCCGCCACAACTTGAGCAGCGCCCAAACACACAGGAGGTCGATCCGAATGAACAACAACCTAATGTTTGATGCAGCACCTGTGACGGGCATCCGCCGGACCTCCGACGGCTATCTCGTTGCGGATGCCCGCGTTGCTCGGACCGGCATCCAGCTTTATGCAGGTTCTGACATTGGTCTCTTTGACAAGGCCATTGCGCGCGTTTATCGTCCGGCGGACGAAGTGTTCGGGCGGGACGCCTTGCAGACTTACGCTCACAGACCAGTGACCCTCGACCACCCAACACAGATGGTCGACGCCGGAAACTGGAAAGAGCTTGCCGTCGGACAGACCGGCGACGAGGTTGTTCGGGACGGCGATTTTGTTCGCGTTCCGTTGGTGCTTATGGACAGTGAAGCGATCAAGGCCGTCGAGAACGGCAAGCGCGAGCTTTCTATGGGATACACCTCAGAGATCGAGATTGTGGACGGAATCACGCCGGAGGGAGAGCCCTACGACGCGATCCAGCGCAATCTTCGAATGAACCACCTTGCTGTAGTCGCCAAGGCAAGAGGCGGTTCAAATCTAAGAATTGGCGACACCCGCAACCATGGAGAAATGGATATGGCAGACGCCATCAAAACGCGGACTGTTCTGGTGGACGGTCTGCCTATCGAGACCACCGACGCAGGTGCTCAAGCGATTGAGAAGCTGCAGCGCGCCCTTGCGGACTCCGCAAACACCGCAACTCAAGCAGCTACTGCGAACACAGCGGCAATCGCCGCCAAGGACGCAGAGCTGGCAACCAAGGATGCCGAGATCGACGCTCTGAAGGCCAAACAGCTTTCTGACGCCGACATCGACACCCGCGTCACCGCTCGTGCAGAACTGATCGCCAAGGCGAAGAATTTGCACGACAGCATCGACACTTCTGGCTTGTCCGATGACAACATCCGCAAGGCTGTCGTTGTTGCCAAGTTGGGCGATGCTCGCGTCAAAGACAAGAGCCAAGCCTACATCGATGCCTCTTTCGACCTGCTGCTGGACGAAGCTGAAAAGACCAAAGATGGCTTCAAGAAGGCGCTGGCGAACGACGGCGACAACACCAACCACAACGTCAACGATGCTGACCCAGACAAGGCATATGCCGAGAATGTCGCCAGCATGCGGGACGCTTGGAAGCGCAAGGAGGCCTAATCAATGGCAACGCAAACCACATACCTCACCGAGCAGCGCACAGCTCTTGAGGGGATGATCGGCAACACTGAGCCGAACAACCTGATCAGCCGTGAAGTCGAAACTGCAGCCATTGGCTTCGGTAAGGCTGTCAAGCAGGGCGTCGCCGATCGTGGCGTCATCGCAGCTTCCGCTGCGGCTGATGTCGTTCGCGGCATCACTGTCCGCGACCAGTCGGTCGGAGCAGACAGCATCGACCAATTCGCAGTCAAAGACAGCGCATTGGTCATGACTCGTGGCCTCGTTTGGGTCACGGCATTCGACACCGTAATCGCCGGAGCGCCTGTTTACATGCGCGTCGTGGGCGGTTCTGGTAAATTCACTGACACA